CACTAGAGACTTTGGCTTCTTAGCTCAAGATCTCAAGAAAGTCATACCACAAGCGGTTCATGGCAATGATGAAGGACTATTTGGTGTAGAATAAGGTCGCCTAACTTCGATCCTTGTAAAAGCGATCCAAGAACAAAGTGATCAAATCAAAGCTCTTCAGAAAAAACTAGATGAGTGATTAATCTTTTAGTTTAATTGTTCAGTGTTTTGGGCTGGGGGGAAACTCCCAGCCCTTTTTAACAAAAGAATTACTGCAAATATAGTAAAAAAACTAATTATTCTGTGGTATAATACAAAATTAGTGGAGGGATAAGGCATGTCTGAATATGGAAGCAATGCAAATATAACTGGCACTCTAATTGTTGATGGCAATATCGACCTAGGTAGTGGTGACGATGATGTGGATGTTGATGCGGGAACCTTATTTATCGACGCATCGAACGATAGAGTGGGAATAGGCACAGAAAGTCCAGATTATAAATTAGATGTTGCTGGTAATATTGGTGTCGATCAATACATTTATCACAATGGAGATGCCGATACATGGATAAGATTTAGTGATGACGATATAACTGTCAAAGCAGGAGGCAAAGCCTTCCTCACTTTAGAGGAAAAGAGTTCTGCTCCGCATGAGCTTACTATTAACGACGGAAGCAACAATATCGACTTTGTTGTTAAGGGTAACGGTTCCAATGAAGGCAACCCGTTATTCAAGTGTGACGCATCTACAGGAAGAGTGGGGATTAATGGCGTAGGTTCTCCCGATTGTGAATTACATGTGGCTGGTGATCTTAAAGTTGATGCGGATGATGCTAGAATTAAAATTGTTGGACATACCGATAGCCATCCGGGCCTTGAATTTTATGAGAGCACCACCAGAAAATGGATTATTTACAACGACTACGGTAACGATAATTTAAATTTTAAAACCAATAGCAATATAAGAATGTCAATCAAACAAGATGGAAATGTGGGCATCGGAACAACGAGCCCCAACACAAATGCAATATTAGAATTATCCTCCAGCGCGCAAGGGCTTATATTACCCAGAGTCTTAGAAGCTTCTAAACCAACGGCCGCTTCTGCTCTCAATGGGTTGATGGTTTATGAAGAAGATACTCACCGTTTGAAAATCGTCGCCAATGGTGCTTGGCAAACGATCTCTTATGAGTAAAACAAAAGAAGATTTAAATAAGATCGTAGCCATTGAAAAAGCAATTGCTAAAAAGTTTGGCCCCGAAACAATTGTAAATCCGAAGTCCTCTTGGGATGATATCAAAGAAAAAGAATATCTACAGCAGCTAAAAGAGTTTTACAAAAATAAAAGAAAAAAAGATGAAGATAACGAGAAAACAGAAAAAGATGGTTTTTTACTGGCCAAAAATCTAATTAGTAAAGATTCTAAAAGAGTTTGTCTCGTTTGTGAAACATATTCTTTTAAAATAAGAGATGATCTCTATATGAATAAATACGAATGTTGCTGGAAGTGCTACATTAAGTGGATAGAAGATAGAGAAGAGAGATGGTTGAATGGCTGGAGACCAGACAAGGAGCAAAAATAAATGGCAACTGTAACCGTATACGATATTATTAAAGGAATCAATCAAGCTGCGACTAACGCATATGACGGCGCCACAAATGAAGATGGTGAAAAAGTTAAGATTGGTTTAAAGAGAGAAGAAGGGTGTATGATTAAAGATTCGCGAGTGATGGATGGGTTTAATGTCCGCCTCAGTGGGCCTAAAATGATTGTTTCCTATCAGTCTGAGCTGCCGTTGAAAGATTTTCACAATAGCAAGCTCGAAGAGGATTTGGAGCAAACGTATGCAGACATTATTTCATATTTGAAAAAAGAATATAAAAGTATTACAGGAAACTCTTTGAATGTTAAGGCTGATGGCCCTGTTGACCTGCTTTTACAGAACATGTCCAGAATTAGGACTTGGGTTGAGAGTAAAAAAGTTTACACTGTGAGCAACATGAAAGAAGCGACAGATGTTGGCGAGCCCTCGAAAGATAATCTAGAAAAGAACTTTAAGAATTTTCTTGATCAGAAATCTGACAAGAAGCCATCAAATGTTACTAAAAAAAATGATTAATGACTTACGAATTAACCAAAGAACAGATAGTCAAAGAGGTTGTTAAGTGCGGCAAAAAGCCGGTTTATTTTATAAACACTTATGCCAAAATCCCTCACCCGGGTAAAGGGTTAATCCCTTTTAAAACTTATGATTTTCAAAGCGAACTGGTCGATGATCTAGACTTGCACAGGTTTATTGTTGTTTTAAAGGCTAGACAGCTGGGCATATCAACAATTACGGCAGCTTATATAGCTTGGCTCTGTTTGTTTCACAGAGACAAAAATGTACTCATTATTGCTACCAAACTGGCCACCGCGGCCAATATGGTAAAGAAAGTTAAAACCATAATTAAACATTTACCGCCATGGTTGAAATTATCTGATCTTGTTGTCGATAACAAAAACAGCATTGAGTTGACAAACGGAAGCCAAGTAAAAGCATCCTCAACTTCAGGGGACGCAGGCCGTTCAGAAGCACTGTCGTTGCTTGTTATTGACGAAGCCGCACACGTAGAAAACCTTCATGACTTGTGGACCGGTCTTTATCCTACGATTTCAACAGGTGGTCGGTGTATTGCCATTTCTACACCAAATGGCGTTGGCGACTGGTTCCACGAAACATACGTTGGAGCCGAAAGCGCCGAAAATGAATTTTATCCCGTTAAACTATTTTGGGATATGCACCCGGACAGGGACGAAGAGTGGTTCGAAACAGAAACAAAAAACATGAGCCAACGGCAAATTGCACAGGAGTATGAGTGTAACTTTAATACTTCCGGTGACACTGTTATACACCCGGATGATATTATAAGAATTAAAAGCATGATAAAGGAGCCTGAATATAGAGTAGGCTTTGATAGAAACACATGGATATGGGAAGAGCCAAAAAATGAAAACACATATTTATTGGTCGCAGATGTCGCGAGAGGCGACGGCCTAGACTCCAGCACATTCCATGTATTTAACTTGGAAACAATGGAACTGGTGTGCGAATATAAAGGAAAACCCACTCCTGATTTGTTTTCTGAAATGCTTTATACAACCGGTAACGAATATAATTGTGCAATGGTGGTTGTGGAAAACAACTCTGTGGGATTTCACGTGCTTGATAAATTAATTGAAAAGGAATATAAAAACATATTCTATTCAAAAAAGAGCACACATGAATATGTAGACCAGTATGCAGCGCAAGGGGACTCATCAGTTGTACCCGGCTTTACAACGTCTTCTAAAACTAGACCTCTAATAATCGCCAAGTTCGAAGAATTTATTAGAAATAAAGTATTAACTATTTATTCTACAAGACTTGCGAGCGAACTAGATACGTTTATTTGGAGGAACGGTCGACCAGAAGCACAAAGAGGTTATAATGATGATTTGATTATGGCTGCGTCTATTGGTTGTTGGGTAAGAGACACAGCAATTATTGAAAACAAAAAAGACATTGAATATAAGAAAGCTTTTATGAATTCAATCATAGCATCAAATACCCATTTGGATACTAATATCCCCGGGATGCACAAATCAAAAACACTAGAAAAAGCTTTTGACGAACACATTAAAAATAAACAACATTTATGGATTATTAAAGGATAAGAAATGGCCGATCAATCTAAAAACACCAAAAATAATGAATCTGCTCTTTTTAAGAGACTAACAAGATTATTTTCTGGACCGATCATAAATTACCGCTCTCAAAATACGAGACAGCTTCGAAGAAGGAGAATGGATAAGTACGCCTTTTCCTTTAAAGATGTAGCTGGCCAAAAGTTTGAAAGGTATGATTATAACCCATATAACAATTTCTCAAGCTTTGCAATGCAAACTCAAAGCCGACTACAAAGGTATAATGATTTTGATCAAATGGAGTTCATGCCAGAGATTGCTTCCTCTCTAGACATCTACGCTGACGAAATGACCACTTTTAACGTTTATAACACAATGTTAACTATCAAATCTTCCAATGAAGAAATAAAAGGGATACTGGAGATACTCTTTAATCAGGTTTTGAATGTAAATTATAACCTTTTTGGATGGTCTCGCACTATGTGCAAATATGGAGACTTTTATCTCTATTTGGATATCGATGAAAAGCTTGGAATTAAACAAGTTATTGGACTTCCAAGTCGAGAAGTTGAAAGATTAGAAGGGGAAGATAAGCATAATCCAAATTACGTACAGTTCCAGTGGAATAGTGCCGGCCTAACTTTTGAAAATTGGCAATGTGCCCACTTCAGGGTTTTGGGTAATGATAAGTTTGCCCCATATGGAACTTCTGTGTTGGATGCAGTGCGCCGAATTTGGCGTCAGCTGACACTTCTTGAAGACGCGATGATGGCCTATCGAATTGTTCGTTCTCCATCAAGAAAAGTGTTCTATGTTGATGTTGGCAACATTCCTCCGGGAGAAGTTGAGCAGTTCATGCAGCGGTTTATGACCTCAATGAAGAGAAATCAAGTTGTCGACCCATCAAGCGGCCAAGTTGATTTGCGATACAATCCAATGTCTGTTGAAGAAGACTATTACATCCCAGTAAGAGGCGGAGTACAGACAAAAATTGAACAGATATCATCTGATGCAAATACGAATGATATTGATGACGTAAAATACCTTCGCGACAAATTATTCTCAGGGTTAAAAATACCTCAATCTTATTTAACCTATGGCGAAGGCGCTGCAGAGGATAAGGGAACATTAGCACAAAAAGATATTCGATTTGCTAGGACCATTGACAGGCTGCAGCGCTGTGTATTAGCCGAGCTTGAAAAAGTGGCAATGATACATTTATATGTTTTAGGTTTCAGAAATGAAGATCTTTTGAACTTTAAACTTAAACTTAATAATCCTTCGAAGATCGCAGAGATGCAGGAACTTGAACACTGGAAAACTAAATTTGATGCAGTTGCTTCTGTTCCGGAAGGATACTTCAGCAAACGCTGGGTTGCACATAATATTTTTGAAATATCAGATGAGGAATTCCAGCGGAACCAAAGAGAACTCTTTTACGACAAGCAGGTTGCTCAAGAGCTTGAAAATGCTGGAGCAGCCGCAGAAGGCGCTATGGGCGCCGGAGGCGGTGGTATGGGAGACCTAGGCGCCGGCGATATGGGAGCTGATCTGGGGGGAGAAATGGGTGGAGATATGGGCGCAGAGCCCGAAGCCGGCCCGGAAGCAGGAGCCGAAGCCGCACCAGAAGCAGGCGGCGACGAAGGCGGTGGAGAAGATCCCGGTGGGCTAATAGCGGCCCCACCCGCAGGAAAACGCGACGACAATCAAAAATTCTTGGATAAAAAAACTGGAGAAACAACCACATCAAAATCAAAAGGTAAAGCTTATAAGCCGGAGAAAGTAGATAACAGACCACAGGGTGCAAGAAAAAGAAGTTGGACTGCGTTGGGTTCTCATGAAATGGCCAGAATGCCAAAAAGACAGGTGTATACCAACCTTTCACCAAGCGCCAAAGAATTATTAGGCTTTGGCAAAGGAATCTTTGAAGACAAAAATACTAATTATGACGAAGAAGAACGTAAATTGTTTGAAGTAAAAGAGGGCGTTAAAAAATTGTTTGAAGAATTGGAGCGTTTAGAAGATGAATAAACACAACAAAAAAAGAAACACGGGCTTTATCTATGAAGCTCTGGTAAGAGAAATAATTAAGCAAACAATCAAAGAGGGAGAAAATAAAAGAGACTATGTGGTTTCCTTAGTTAAAAAACATTTCAACAAAAATAGCCTTCTTTACAAAGACCTCATTTATTATAAAACATTGTCAGAAACCAAAGATGTTGACGAAAAATTTGCCACGAAGCTTCTCAATGAAACTGTGTCAATGCGAGAAAAAATAAATAAAAAAGAACTATTCAAAGAACAAAGTCACATAATTTCCCAGATCAACAAGAATGTATCAAAAACAGTTTTTTCTAATTTTGTTCCCTCTTATAAATTTCTTGCAAGCATAGGTCAATTATTTAATGATGAGCTAAAACCGAAAACAAAAGTTTTGTTGGAGACTCAAATTATTGATAACATGGTAACGCAAGAAAACAAAAAACAAGGCAGAGAGATCAGGCTTGATAACACCGTTATAAACACTTTTGTGAAGAGATTTAATGATTCATACAACGAACAACTTTTATCTGAACAAAAGACACTTATCAACCACTACATTAAATCATTTACAGATAATGGCTTAGAGTTTAAGGTATTTTTAGACCGTGAAATAAACCGACTGCTCAGCGAGATAAAAAAGAACTCCGAAGACAAAGACATTTTAAGTGATTCTGGCATGAAAGAGAAATATGATAAAGTACAAATGTTTCTAGAGAATATAAACAATAGACCAGTTGACGAAGAAATGATTCTTAAAATTACTCAAGTACAACAACTGATAAAAGAGATCAACTCCAATGATTAAAATTAAAATTGATGATTTAATTGACGCAAGGCTACGCCTGAAAGCCAAAAAAACGATGACAGGCGATATTGTAATATTAGACCATCCGGATATTGATGTTATTGTATCAACAAATGAAAACAGAGTTGTATCTTTCCCTAAAAAAGAATACGCTGACCACGTTTATGCCGTGCAGTCTAGACTTTTTGATTACTTGACAAGAAAGGGTGCATGTAAACATGGCTCTATAAGGGCAGCTAATATTTTT